GAGCCGGATTCCGATGGCCTGCCCGAAGAGCGCTCTGCACGACACGCGGAACGCTTCCGACGTGGCGTTGCGCGTGCCGCGGCAAAGCCGACAGCCCCAGCGCCAAAGACGACGCCTTCTCCCGCTATTACGCGTTCCATGACCCAGCATCGCCGTATGGCGTCTCTTTTCGAGCGCGAACTGCGCATAAACCAATCCGTCTGAAAGGCGGCGCCCTGTAGCCCTTGGGCAAGGCACTCGCCGTCACACACGGCGCACCCCCTAGATGGAGACCCTTTTATGGCGGACCGCATTGCGGATCTGCGTCGCAAGCGCGCGCAGACCAAGGAAAAACTGACCTCTCTGAAGCGCGACTATGTGAAGCTGGTGAAGCGCGAAGCTGACCTTGCTGACGGCGAGGAATTGCCGTCGGAAGATCGCTCGAAGATCGACGAGCTGATGGACTCTATCGGCCAGCACGAAGAGACGCTGCGCGATCACGAGGACCGCATCTGTCGCGCCGAAAACGCCCTGCAGTTCGAGGCTGATGCCTCTGACCCGGTGGATGATGCCGCCTCCCGCAGCAAGCAGCCGGTCGCTCAGCGTCGTGCCCAGGCTCTGGTACGTCGCGGCCTTGACTACGAGAAAAACCCCTCCCTGATTATCGGCGCCGTGGCGCGTATGATGTGCGCTGGCGGTGGCCACGTGATGGGCGCCCGTTCCGCTGCGATCGAGATCCTTGGCGAGCGTCACCCCGCCACTGAGGTTCTGCACGGCGCGCGTGGTTATGGGGCCGCTCCGGATCAGCGCGCTCTTATGGCTGGCGTCGGCCCGAGCGGCGGCTTCCTGGTGCCGCCTGACTACGTTGCGGAACTGATCGAGGTTCTGCGTCCGATGACCGTGGTTCGCGACAGCAACCCGCGCATGATCGAAATGCCCCGCGGCACCATGCAGATGCCTCGCCAGACCCAGGCGGCGACCGCGACCTATGGCGGGGAAACCACCGCTATCCCGGTCAGCCAGCAGTCGGTCGGCCAGATCGTTGCTACCTACAAGAAGCTGACCGCCCTGACCCCCGTCACGAACGACCTTATCCGCTACTCCGACCCGTCCGTTGACCAGCTGGTCCGTGACGACTTGGCGAAGGTGATCGCGCGCCGTGAAGACCTCGCCTTTATCCGTGGCGACGGCACTGGTGACAGCCCGCGCGGCTTCCTGAGCTATGCGCTGCCGTACAACACGATCGCCAGCAATGCGTCCTACACCCTCCAGACTGCGGCGCAGGAACTCGGCGGCGCTCTGAACAAGATCGAATCCGCCAACGTGCCGATGAGCGGCCTTGTTTGGATCATGCATCCGCGCAGCAAGAACTACCTGCTGAACGTGCAGAATTCAAACGGCTTCTACGTCTATCGCGAGGAAATGACCCTCAGCAAGACACTGCTCGGCCAGCCCTTCAAGACCACAACCCAGATCCCGACCAACCTCACTGTCGGCGCCAACTCGGACTGCTCCGAGATCTATCTGGTGTCGATGGAGCAGGCCATGCTGTTCGACAGCATGCGTCTGGAGCTCGCGGTATCTCGCGAAGGCACCTACACCGACGCAAACAACAACCTGGTGTCTGTGTTCCAGCAGGACCAGATGCTGATCCGTGGCATCGCGGAGCACGACTTCCATATGCGCCATGACGAGGCGATTGCGCTCATCACGGGCGTCCGCTGGGCTCCGGCGATTCAATAAGCGCCGGTTGAGTTACTTCGGCATTCACCTTGGCCTTTGGCCTCATTCAAGGATCTGGCTACATGAACCCTCTATTGTTGGCGAAGAATCTCGCCAGCATGATTATCGCGGTGGAAGCGTCGGCGCATGCCGCCGCGACCGCAGGCGGAACGGGCGACAATACGGAGGTCGTCGGCCTGACGATCGACCGGGAAAACCTGCTGCCCTACGGCACCGCTGCTGCCGTGACTAATGCGGCGCCCATCGGCGCCGTATTCCTCGTGAACTATGAAGCGGCCCTTGGCGCGGGCAATACGCTCACGATTGGCAAAGGGCTGGTCGAGGACAGCGCTGACGGTGTGAACTGGGCGACCATCTATGACCAGACCGGCACGGCCGCTCCGATCCCGCCTGCCTGGCCGGTTGCTGGCGTTGTGGACATGGGGGGCGCTGGCGGCACCACCCAGCGCGGTGTGATTGCCTTCGGGACTGATATCCAAAAAGCGCGCCGCTATGTTCGGTTCGATTTCACGCCGGACCTGTCGGCCGCCACCACGGACACGCTGAAGGTGGATGTCATCGCTGTTCTGTCTGGCCTCGGTGAGGTTCCGGCAACCGCCGTCTAAATCATAGCGGCGCGCTACGCGCGCGCCGTTCCACCATCCGGAGCGTCAGATGAGCAAAGTATCAATCGTCCAGTTCGTGCAGTCCGTTGCGCCTTATCGTGCGGGCGAGAGGGCGGGTTTTGATCCGCATGTCGCGAACATCTATGTGAGCAAAGGCGTCGCGAAGCTGGTGAAGGACGATGCTCCGAAAGTCGATCCTGCTCTGACGGCTGAGCGTCGCCAGCCCCCCGCTACCTCCGGCGGCAAGTAATACACGCAAGCCATGTACACTGCGCTCCGCGTTGTCACGCCTCCGGCATCGGAGCCGGTTCTCCTTGCCGACGCCAAGCAGCATTTGCGCGTCGATCAGAGCTGTGATGATGCCTACATAAGCGGGCTGATCACTTCGGCCCGCATGATGATCGAAGAGTGGTCTGGCCGGTCTCTCATCACGCAGACTCTCAATTGGACCATGAGCCAGTCGGTCCCGAGCGGCGCGTTGCCGCTACTGCCAATGCCAATGCTGGTTCTGCCGATCATCCTCACAGCGCCCCAGATTATCAACAAGCCGTTGCAGCTACCGCGGTCTCCGGTCCAATCCGTATCAAGCGTGATGTGGACGGATACAGACGGAACGCAATACCCCCTTACGGCCGGGACAGATTATATGGTCGATACGGCGCTTGAGCCTGCCCGTGTTCGTCTGACCTGGCTGACAATTCCGCGCTACCTAGAGAATATCCAAGTGCAATTTGTTGCTGGCTATGGCTCTGATGGGACAACGACGCCGGCGCCTTTGATATCCGCTATAAAGTTACTCCTGGCATGGCTCTACGAGCATCGCGGCGATGACGCTGCCGCTCCGGATACGCCTCCACGCGCGATTGATTACCTGATCACCCCATACCGTACTGGCTGGTTCAATGCCTGAAAAGCGCGTTGCCATCGGCGAGCTCCGCTGGCCGTTTACGCTGCTACAACGCGTTCAAGCTACAGTTTCGGGCAACAGTCTCTCAGAAACCCCAACCGCGCATGCAACGATCTGGGGGAAGATCGAAAACACCTACGCCACGACCTATTGGGGTATCAACGGCGCGCAGAGCGACCGCCCGATCACCCATATGATCTGGGTTCGGTGGCTTCCGTATCTGGATAACACTTTTGCGCTCCAACGGGTTCGGACGATTCCAACAGGAACACCCGTGACCGAGACATACCGCATCCGTCGCGTGTGCGAGATCGACCAGAAGACTTGGATTGTTCGGCTTGAGTGCGAGCAGGAGACGGTTGAGTGATCACCCTTTCCGTCACCGTCCCTGCGGCACGCCTCGAGCTCGACAAGCGCTTGGTCCGCGCAACGATGCGCCAGGCTGGCCAGGAAGTGGCACGCGAGGCGAGGCGTCTGATCCGGACATCGCAAGGCGGGGGAAAGCTATATCGCGGCCCAGGCGGCTCTGCGAAGGCGTACCGCGGCGGCTATGTGCCGGGATCGCATACGGCATCTTCTCCAGGCCAACCGCCATCGAGTATCACCGGAACCTTGGCGCGATCAATCGTCGTCCGCCCGTTCAAAAGCGGTGAAGGTGTCGCGATCCGCGACAGCGCCTTCTACGCCCTATTCCTGCAAAATGGCGCAACCGGCGGTGGACGCCTTGGGCCGCGTGGCAACAAGCGGCGAGGGAAATCTGGCATTGGTATGGTACGCGTTCTTGAGCCGCGCCCGTTTCTTACGGCAGCGCTCCAGAGCCAGAGCGCCACGCTTGGGCCTCGCTTGGTTCGCGCTGTAACGGATGGCGTTAGGCTTAGGGTCAAAAAATGAACATTGACGCCCTCATAACCCAGTTGCGCCAGTACGCCACTATCTTTAACGGCAATGTCGCGGGCGCGTCCGGATATGCGAACGGCGTCAGCGACCAGACGTGGCTTCCTCTGCCAGCCGCCTATGTGATCCCCGCAGAAGAAGACGCCGAGCCAAACGAGAGCATGACTGGAACCTACCAGATCGTGCATGAGCGCGCTTCGGTCATTGTGGTTTTCCCCACGTTTTCGGCGGGCGGTTCGGTTGATTTTGCGGATCGTCGCGGACAGGCGGCGGCGGCGCAACTGCGCTCAATCCGCGCATCGATCTTCAAAGCGCTTCTGAATTGGCAGCCCGACCCGGATGGCATCGACACGACCGAGAAAATCGAGGGCCGCGGGATCTATTACCTTGGCGGCCGGTTCCCAACTGAAGGTGCGTTCGACCGAGCTCGTTTTTTCTATCAGTTCACATTCGGCCTCGACACCACGATCACCGATGATGACGGCTGGAACCCGACCGGAACGCCGCTCACCGAAGTGCAGGCAACCATCAAAGATCAGGCGACGGGCGCGACGCTCGCGACCGCTCAGGCGACGCTTCAGCAATCATAGGAAATCCCCATGTTCGTTAAACCAGGCATTAGCAAGGGAACTGGCAAGCCGCTGGTTGTCCGCATCCCTGTCACCCATGCGCTTATGCCTGAAACCGGAATGGAAGTTCCGGAAACGGCTTTCTGGATTCGCCGCCTTCGGGATGGCGATGTCGTGGCTGCGAAAGCCTCGGTCGAAGCGCCGGAAGAACCCGCACACTCGGCCTAACGCCGACCGCCGCCCTTAGCGGCTAACCATTACCGATGGAGACTGCTTTGAGCGGCACCGTTCAAGTCCCTAATTACCCCGTGTCCAATCGCGTGCCCGGCGCCTATGCGGTCGTCGATGCTACCAAGGCAAACACCG